GACGTAGATATCACCGACGAATTCATTGCGGTCAATGATTTCTGGCGTGTTGTTGGTTTCGTCGCAGACTACGCGATAGTCGTAGATACCACGGCGACCCTGCACTGTGCGTAGGAATGGCTCGACCAAGTTCACGAACTGTGCGCGAGTGAATTCATCGTTGAACTCAAACAGGCTGGAACGTGATGCCTTGGCAATGCTCTTTTCGAGGACGATGAACAGTCTACGAACGTTGATACGGTCGAATGCTGATGGGCGTCCAAGAAGAGTCTTGTCACCAAACAACATCGTACCTTCGCCGGGGAAGGAAACGACAGGGTTGATGCCATTCTTGTATAGCTCGTCACGGTTAGCCTTCGTTGGATTGTAGGCTAGCTTGATGACATTCTTGATCTGTCCACGGAGAAGACCGGCTGGCGAGAACCATGGGTCACGCTCTGCGTCTGTACGTGCGCATAGACCAGCCATGTCGCCGTTCAGTGGGATCCAACGGTACACATCGTTGTACTTGTCGTACTGGTACTTCCAACCCGAGTCGATGACTGCGTAGGAGGTAGACACGTTCGATAGTGCATTGTTGCGATAGTTGATAACGGCTGTGGTTACATCTGCGGCTTGTACGTTTGCGAGTGCAGGCGAAACGAACGCCAAGCAATCCTTACGACCGGCTGCTACGTTATTGATGAGGTCTAGCTGGACTGTCTGGTTGTGTCCTGCCGCCATGACAAGTTGAATATCAACCTGTTCGACATTCTTCAACAGATCCAATCCGCGAATGTTGTCACCATCTGTGAGAGTTTCGTCGGTGCCGAGAATGAACGAGAAGGAGTTTTCGGTAGCGAGCATGTCCGTGTAGAACGTGCCGTTAGCTACCGCAACACCCCAACCATTGTCGTTACCCTGATAGTCTTCTGGCTGACCGGCACCGTAGATGTACTTCGACTTGCGATATAGAACGTCCTGCCAGTAGATGCTCTGACCCTGCTCGTCGCGAGCATTAGGTGCCTTGGATACGTTAGGGAACTTCTCAAGAACCGTTCCTGCCGAACCACTGATTGCACCGTCTTCATCGACAACGACCATATGGAATTCGTCGTTCGCACCGGCTTGGAAGTTTTGTGCTACGAAATAGCTAGTTCCCGGCTTCTTGTCAAAGAATGAACCATATTCCCAAGTGGACAGTGCAACGTTGCCGTTTGCCCATACACCAACCTTGAGCGAGTTGCCAAGTGCGCCGGGATAACGAGCAACAAATGCTGTGTTCGCGGTGTATGCTACTGGCAAACCTGCTGAGTATGCGGTTTCATCCTTGATCTGGATAACATGTCCAGCCTGAACCGTTGCCGTGACCGACTTCTGGTTAGCAGTTGCGTTGTTGCTCTTGCTGTTCGCAGAACGGACTACGCGAAGGTCGCCTGCATATGCAAGGAAGTTCGCTGCTGTGAAGAAGGTAAGTGCCGAGTTGGTCTTAGGCTTACCGAACTGGCTTACTAGCTCAAGTTCGTTGGAAACCTGACGGACTGATTCCACTGGACCCCATTCGAAGGGACCGGCGACGGCACCCGTCGATACGGATACGGCAGGAATTACCGTGGTTAGGTCAACCTCAGAGGTGATTACGCCGGGAGATACTTGAAATGTCATTTGGGTCTACTCCTTGATAGGAACTTGGAATCGCTTTGATTATTTAGGTTTTTCTAATCTCGCACTACGTCCCACACGCTGCCATCTTCTACGAACTGAGCGTTTTCTAGCCCATCGTTCATAAGCGGCAAAGGTAGGAGTTCGTTTTCGATTTGCTTCATCTGCTCGCGGTAAAGCTTTTCCTTGATGTTGGTGTTACAGAGGTCAACGAAAAATTGCTGGTTGGTCATCCATGAGAACAGGACAAGGCACATAACGAGGTCGTCGTTTGCACCCTCATCAGCCTCATAGCTGTTCCGCTTATTTATGAAAGTCGAGAGTTCCGAAATGATGTTGAAGTCTTGGAAGATCAGCTTGTGGGACTCAATCATCGACTTCATGAGAGTACAGCCGAGGCGCTTGACCGACTTGGTGGTGCGGATACCCCGCTCGCCGTGCCTGCCGCCATACTGCCAAGACAGGACAACCCGACCCTTGACCGTGACCGAGGATAGGATGTTCTCGTACTCGTAGTCATCGAACAGCAAATCGACCACCTGTTGCCCGTTATCGTTGATTTCAATTAGAGAGTACGCCTCGTTATACCACTTACCGATCTTAGAAATGATGGAAGGGAAGACGATAGGACTAATATCATTGTCTTTGTACGTGCAAACGACCTTATATGGAATGTCAGTTACATCCACAATGACGAAAGCGGAATAGTCAAGCCCTTTTCCACGCGAAGTATCGACAACTTGTACGTACTTTCGACCCTTGATTGGGCGCTCGTAGAAGCACAGTCCGGTGATGCCTTCGAAGGTGTTTGGTCTGACAAATGCCAGTGACTTGAGACACATACCCGAAATGAGGGTGCCTGTCGAGCCTTGGAACTCGCACTCCATTTCCTGTAGGTACTTGTCATCGCCAAGAACCTTCCGTTGGTTCGCCGCCCACGCCTCGGTCCTGCCGGGAACCTCACGCCAGCTAGCCTCAATCGGCACGAATCCGTTCCGCCCTTGGGTGGCATCCGTCCACATCTTGTAGAAGTGGTTCATGCCGTGCGGCGTCGAACTGATCAGGATCTTCGAAGAGTGACCGGAGGTGATGGTAGGATAGACGGAGGTGAAGAAGTCGTCGGCAATGTTGTTAGGGACGAATGCGAACTCGTCCAGATAGACGAAGTTGAATGCGTATCCACGGATAACGGTAGATGCTGTTGAGTCTGCCATGACGCGAGACTGGTTCTCAAGTCCTATATCACCCTTGTTCCACTCGACTACGCCCTGCTGGATCCACCATGGAAGCTCGGCATAGGCAATCTGGATGCGCCCGAGGATTTCGCGAGCCGTCTTCGCCTTGTTTGCGAGGATGGCGACGAACTTGGCATCATTGAATAGGACATACCACAGGATGTAGCCGACGACCATGGTGGTCTTTCCCACCTGCCGACCAGCCTTGATGATGACCGTCCGCTCCCGGTCGATGATTTCGATTGCCTTCTTCTGGAAGTCATAGAGATTGATGGGTACGAAACCCTTGTCCAGAGTGATGATCTTGACCCAATTCTGAATGAAGTATTCAGGACTCTGTGCGCATTTGGTGTACTCGTCCACCTGCGATTGAGTCATTGAAACCTTGACACCAACTCGCTTTAGCTTGGGATTTCCCAAATAATTAAGGGTAACTTCACTCATTGGCGTTGCCGCGAACCTGCTTTAGTAGCTCGGAAGTGGATCCTACAAATACGGCTTGTTCGACATTGACTGATGCCGACGCCTTTCCGCCCCGGCGAACAGCCGCTTCCATCTCTTTCTTGTCTTTCTGTAGCTTCATGAGCTTGTCGGTCATGTCAGATACGGTCTTGAGCAACTGCCCTGCGACCTCATAGGCGCGAGGATGCTGCGACTCGACCGCAACCCTCGACGCATTAGCCAGCAATTCTGTGCCTTTGTCGATCAGGTCGCGGTGGGTTATGCGTGAGAATTCGTAGTCGTAAGCTATGTCACGATCCGTTCCACCAACCACAGCTACAGGATGATCCTCGGCTGGAACGACTTCGGTGGAGGTATTGGCTTCCACCACTTCTTCGTATTCAACATTGAGGATTGTGCTTAGGTTCTTGTCTACTTCACTTGTTGGTTCTGTCATGTGTACTCAATGATATTAGTGCTGAAGCCAAAAGCTTCAGCCAAGGTGTTTGCCGTATTCGGTACCGGCTCGACGGTGATTTTCACCATCTGGTTTGCATCAATTCCATAGGTCGCTACATTATACTTAGCTCCACTGACTGCTCCACTCAACACAACGTTCTGTCGGAAGGTTCCGTTGGTGTCGTAGACAATGATCGAGTTGGAGGTTCCGTCCCAATTTCGAACATAACCAGTAACGCTTGCTTCATCAATGGTGTATCCTTGATAGACCAGTTCACCGATCTTGAAACTTCCATTACCGCTAGCGAGGGTCATTGCCTTGAGAGGATTGCTCTCAAAGGTGTTGTCATAGACGTTTGAAGTTGCCTTGCGAATCATCTTGATATCTGCAACTGGTCCGAAGATGTATGCCTTGACTGTGAAGTTCAGCGTCCAGATAATAGACCGCGTAGACTCAGGATCACCTTCATGTGAGTCGTCGTAGGTGATGGAGTTGAACACCACCGGCACATCCATCTTGAGGCTGTTGATATTCACAAAGTCGATAGTCATTGTGTAGTCTGGTGCGAAGTATGGTAGGATTTGCTCTACGATCTGTGCGCCGTCTTCCGTGTTACGAACGAAAACGTACAGGTTGAAGTCGAAGTTGTACGGAGTACACTTGACCTTCTTGAGTCCGAGTGGCAACCCCTCTGCAAATTGCTCGGTAAAACTAGAGATTTTACGCAATGGATCATAGGAGATTCCGTTCATTTCGAAAGCCAGTCGCGGCAACGTCAGGTTCATTGGGTTGATCAAGTCGGGCGAATTCATGATCCGGTTGTAGAACTTTTCCTTCGATGCATAGACCAGAGGCACGTTGATGCGCTCAACCTCAATGTCTTGATTGTTGGTCTGGTCATAGCGCACCAGCCGCATGTCGTTGAACATGGAGCCGAACGCAACAACAAGCTTACGAATGATTCGATGGTAGTAGTGTTGAGTAGGTAGCATCAGAGATTACCGAATGGATTGGACTCAGAGAAGTCCACGATGAGGTTTGCTTCTGATTCGATAATCACATTGTCTCCAATCTCACCCTGCGGGATCGTCGCATTATAGAGGATATCGTAGTTCATCAGGTTCGCATGAGCGTTGGTTGCGCTGCCGAATATCACATTGGCGTTAGCCGTATTGGAGAACGCACCCTTGATATTGCGCAGCCGCAGAACATTGTTAGGACGATCAAATGATACGACAACACCATGGGCTGTTGAGTTCGCCACATCACCATTGGTTCCCTGATATGCAATCTCATATCGCTTGAACGATGTTGTGGAGTAACTGTTCGCATCCAGATCGTAATTGGTGGAGAGTGTTGATTCATCTGCCATGTAGTCGATTTCTTCGATGCCGGTGTTGATGAATTCGCCGTTGAACTTGAAGGTTTCAAGTGACAACCCATACATGTAAGGAACCTGCTTTCCCAACTGGAAGAAGGACATGTCGCGTTCCACGAACCGGATTTCCATGATCTTGCGTTGTGCAGGCAGGAACAGCAAATCGCCTTCCTTCGGCAATAGACGGAGTGCAGGATTCACGTACTTCTCAAAGGTGCGACGAGCCACAGCGACTCGCGCTGTCTTTTCAATCTGTAGACCGAACTTGGAGAAGAATTCCTGCTGACCACCGAAGTCGTTGAAGGTTTCCATGTACATGTCGATCTTGATTGCCTGATCAAAATACTTGACAGGATCATCACCGAACAAGGAATCTAGGGTTCCCTGCGAAGTCCGTGGCAGATAGTACACATCAATGCCATGGTTTCGGATACTCTCAATGACCATATCCTCAAGGAGCATCTGCTCCCGAGTCGCATTCTGGTTGTTGAAGTAGACGCTAGTAGGCATGGATTACCCCAAGAGGAAGTCAGGTGGCATCTGGAAATCGTTCTTCAACTGGAATTCCAGCCGCACGATATCTGCGATTGCCTCGTCGTAAATCTGTTGTCCGTTGATGACCATACCACCCGGCAGCGTGTAGTTGCCGTACTTCTTCATGTTCTCGCCCCACTGCCTCTTGACAACCTGAGTGAAGTATTCCTTGAGCCACATGTCATTGTAGACTGATGGGAATTCGTCGGCGGCGAGGACGCGGGTACACTCCACAATGAAGTAGTGGTCTTGAGCGATTTCACCAGACTTCCAGTGCATGTCGATGTACAACCGGTTCATGTGCTTGTTGAAGCGAACAGGGTTCTCACCGACAAGGATCATTTCCAGCATACGGATGTGGGTCCGAGCGATCCAGTAATACTGGTAGGATGAACTGGTGAATTCGTAGAGTTCGTTCAGGCGCAACTGGTAGTTCAAGTCGAAGATGTTGAAGTTGCCACCCTGATTCGTGACCGTAGAACTGGTAATAGGAATGATGCGCCGCACACCAATGACGTTATCCGGCAGCGGCACCCACCCATAGGTAGTGTTCGCAATCGTGACGTTTGAGGAATTAGAGTTAGTATTGCTGCCGTTGGCGAGCAATTCGGGAGTCATCTTGATAGCCAGATAGTCGGAGTGAACCGCGTCATAGTGGAATTCTGCGAACTTCTGTAGGCAGTCATCCAGACGGTCATCTACCTGATCGTCGTCCACGTTGATATCAATGACCGGAAAACCGAGATTCCGTAGGGCGTAGTCCTTGAGGGACGTTCTTGAGGTTGGTGTTGCCATTTAGCTGTTGTCCTTTATCTTGCGCTCTTCGGCAGTCAGTGGGGTGTTCTCTATGGCGTATGCTGCCACTTCGTATTTATTGTTCCTGTAGCCATGTCGCAAGTTCTGCCAAAGATTCCCAAGATAGAACTTGATCCAACCAACACGCTCTACCTGATAGATATGCTCCATTTCATGTCGAAAAAGAGCGTCAGTGATCTTGCTCTTGTCGAATTTGAAGAGGATGAACGGATAAATCGTCATGCCACGGATCCAGCCCCATAGCCGGAAGGGAAGAAAACTGTAGACGATCCTGACTTTCATGGGCGTTATACTCCTGATTTCTTATTTAGGAACGTCTGAAACTCATCATGGAAATCGTTTGGATACCTGAGTCTCAACCTTTTCATTATGTAGTGGTTGGGTGTGTATGTTCTGGCTTCGGGTCTATTTTTAGATCCATTCAGACACACAATAGGAACATCCCCATCCCCACCAAAAATACCTATGAGCTTCCTCAAGTCTGATTCGAAATTACTGAATCTGAGGACTTTTACCTGTGGATGTATGAGGTAGTGGTATTGTTCCATCCAGACACCACCATGAACTCTCGGAGCATCCAGAAATTGCTCCGGTGTGAGATTTCGAATCCGATCCTGCATTTCTTCTGGAAGGGATTCAAATTCGCCCGGTTTCCATTCATCACGGTATGTTTTATCTCCAACTGGTACGTCGCCCAAGATATCGGGAAAACTGTTTCTTAGGCGTACCGCAAACATCTTGGTGTAGTTGACTGCCGAAAAGAACCTCTCTACAGGATCCCGGTAGAACGCATAGTATGTAATCTGGCTTAGATCAACACCAGAATAACCATTGTGGACATGATCCTCGAATTCCATTGGCTTACCATGGTAGATTTCTTCCGGCAATTCCTTTCCATATGGAGCCAAATGGTAATCGACGGTTTGTGTGCCGGTCTTTGGAACAGCAATGAAGATGCTCTTTCTGTCATTGGAGAGTTTCATACCTTGAATGTGATGCCTTTACTGGTAAAGAAATCATAGTCCTCTTTGTATAGATCCTTGATGAAAGCTATCTCTTCAGCACTCAAATCGGCTGGCGTCTTCCTGTTTGGACTTGCGTTCAATCTAGGAATGGGTGTGGTTTCAGGGATACCGATCTTGTTCATAACGGTTCGTAGTTCTGGTTCGAAATTCTCATAATTCAGTAGGTTGATGTTCACTGTATCGTGCTTGAGCCATCTGACCTGTGGTGTAAACATCCCATATTCCATCACGTAGTCCATGACCGTATTCATAGGGCGCATCAGGAAATGTCGGTAGTTGTGTGACATGAATGAGAGGAACTTTTCAACCGGTTCCCGGTAAAATGCATACACATTGTACTCAAGAATATCCGGCACATCAGGACGAGCAAACCTGAGTTGCTCTAGGCTAGGGTGATTGTTGTCACCGAAATACCTGATAGCCTGAATCTTATTATGATCCTTGAGGATATTACGAATGGTATGAGTCCCGGTCTTGTGCGGGTATAGGATGACTACGCGATTTTCTTGATCTATGTACATGGTTATTTCAGTGAATCTGCCGACATGAAATGGGATGCCGTTCCGACAAGAGTGGAATTCGAATTATAACGTAGACTGATATCCGATTGCACCGTAAGATTACCTGTGACGCTTTCAGCTATGGAGAGCCACCTATTGGTAGACATAGGCATCCATGAATTGTTCGCCCATCCTGATGAGAATGTGGCAAGTGAAGTTCCGCCAGTCCTTTTAGCGAGAATGTCAAAATCTGAAGAAGTGCCACCAGTCAACCATGCGTAAGATGCACCAACACTACCAGTTTCGGGGTTTCCAGTAAGTTGTCCTAGCCATGTTCCATTGGCAAAGAACACATCGTTAGCCTTCGCACTATGAGTACCAACCGAATTCATTTCTCTCGCAAGAATTGATGCACTCGGACCCGTCACAGGTGCAGCTTGCGGTGGTCCGTATGAGAGCAGTATGAGTTGCATACTCATTTGAAAGTAATTCCCTTAGAGGCAAAAAGATCATAATCCATCTTATAGAAATCCTTGACCGTGGTGATTTCTTCGGCAGTGAGGGATTCTCTAGGAATGATGCGTAGGGCTTCATTTCTCCACGGAACGTCCTTCTCAGTAATATCTAGTCCAAAAATAGCTGCCAGCCGGATCACTTCATTTACATAGTCATCAAATCGAAACCATTCTATTTCGACACCTTCCATATGAAGAAAATGGTATTGTGGAGCAAAGAATCCCACCGCAATATCGTATTCTTCTATTGTCATATTCTCGCGCATCAGATGAGGTACCATTCTATAGTGATGCCCCATACCAGAAAGAAACCTTTCTATCGGTTCCCTGTAAAAAGAGAACACACGGTACTTTCCAGCTATAACCTCTTCTTCGATATCGGGTGCCTCTATCAATACCCGCTTTAGACACCAGTTCCAGTGTTGGTTATCTTTTCCGAAGTCTAATTCTGATTCGATAGCACTATCATGGAACATCTTACTTAGAGAAGTAGAACCAGTTCTTGAATTGAGGATGACTATCAGTTTCCGCTTTCTATCAAGTATCATTAGTACACCAACATCCCATTAGCATAGAATCGTGGATTTGCGAAAGTATAGACCTCCCATGGGTAGTACATTTCGGTGATGGAGAGAATTTCATTCTCGGTGTCGTTTTGATCTATAGCAAAATCACCGACCGCAATCTTTGCTGGCACGGTAATATCCTTGTAATCAACTGTCGGGTTGATAGAAGCGAATCCTTTTCCGCGCACATATATTGGATGGTCTTCGGATGCCTTCAAAACTCGACCATCTGCAAATTCAATCTCATACATTCTGGTGTATTCGCGAACGATTATTTCTGTTACGGCTACCGGAACTCGTCCACCAATAGTCATGTCGTATCCGAGGATCATATCACCAACCATCACATCTGCAATACGTTTAGTGGTTCCATCTGCCATCGTGATCAATGTATCTGGTGTAAAGCAACATGTCGGGCAACCAGTAGAGGTACCAGTGTTTTCTGCTGTCAGGGACCATGCGACATTGGCTGCGGTTATTTCCTGTTGTGTTGAATTGGATCGAAATCTCATCCAACCAGTAACAGTTCTAATACTTCCCGGTATACCAGTTCCTACACCCCATGCTTTAGGACCGTTCAATTGGATCCATGTGTTTACGGCATTGCCTGTCATCGCTGCCGTACCCGTCACTTTTTGCATTTGAATATCCAGATCACCTAATGCCCTGCCAACCAGCCACCGATATTGAGAAGATGTTTGACCACCCCATGTACTAGTAACGACGGCATCAACAGTGGTAATATTCATCGTACTATTTACAATACCATGAGCTATATTCAATCGTGCAGTAGCATCCTGCACATATAAGACAAGTGCCTGTGGTGCAATCTTAGTCTTCGCAACATAATGGGTCACAGTATGTCACCAGATACGATTGCCGTAGCTGTTGTTGGATAGAAGACCGTTGCGACTGAGTATCTTGCTGTCAGATTAGAAGTCAAGAATCCGGCACTGTTCAACTTCGCAACACCGGTAGTGTTTGCAATAGTCACGTTACCTGTATTAGTGCGGATGATAGTGAATGCAAAGTTAGGAGTAGCTGCCGCCGCAATCGTTAGCGTGATAGCCGATGTGCTATTACACATCAATACCGCACCAGCCGCATTGTCTGCGTAGGTTGCACTCCCTGTGACATTGATATGAGGAATAGAAGTACCACCACCACCAGTCGTGCCCTGAATGCCCTGAGTTCCGGTTCCAGTGATACCCTGAATACCCTGAATACCCTGAATACCTTGAATACCCTGTATGCCCTGTGAACCCGCACCACCCGCCGATTCAATGCTACCTAATACATAGATTGCATTGGTAGCCGAGTATACAACCGTGACCGCTGCATTCTGTGAAGCAATGTTCGATGTGGTGAACGTAGTGCTATTTGACTTGAGTGCGAGGTTTGCAATCGTGACGTTGCCGGTTCCCTTACGAACAATCGTGTATGCGAAACCGGAAGTTGCCGAGTTAGCGATTGTGATTGTGAGAGCCGAAGCAGAGTTGACTTCAATGATCTTACCGGCTGCGTTGTCGTTGTAGTGGGTGCTTGCAGTAATGGTGATGATAGGTGTATCAAAGATATGATCTGTGAATACGGTGTTTGCATTGAATGTCACATCACCAGTAAACGTGCCGCCGCCGAATGGATTTCCAGTTAGACCCTGAATACCTTGAATACCCTGTACACCTTGGATACCCTGAATACCTTGTGTACCAGCACCAGTGATACCCTGAATACCTTGGATGCCTTGAATGCCGGTAGCTCCCTGAATACCGGTGGTGCCTTGAACACCCTGAACACCCTGCGTACCAGTACCAGTTGTTCCCTGAATACCAGTCGTTCCTTGGACACCCTGAATACCCTGAATGCCTTGTGTTCCAGTGGTGCCTTGAATTCCAGTGGTGCCTTGCACACCCTGAATTCCCTGAATACCAGTTGTTCCCTGAATACCAGTGGTTCCTTGCACACCCTGCCGACCTTGGATACCTTGGATACCTTGTGAGCCTGTGATACCTTGAATGCCTTGGATACCCTGAATACCTTGAATGCCAGTTGTTCCCTGAATTCCAGTGGTTCCCTGTACACCTTGAATACCCTGAATACCTTGTGTGCCAGTACCAGTTGTTCCCTGAATACCAGTGGTTCCCTGTACACCTTGGATACCTTGAATGCCCTGCGCACCGGTTGCACCTTGCGTACCGGTACCAGTTATTCCCTGTATGCCTTGAATACCTTGTGTGCCTGTGATACCTTGGATACCTTGAATACCAGTAGTTCCCTGTACACCCTGAATACCTTGAATGCCTTGTGCGCCAGTCGTGCCTTGAATACCCTGAATGCCCTGCGCACCCTTATCACCAGTTCGATAGAAACCAACCGCAGTAGAAAGTCCATTCGTCGGCAGTGCGCCAGATACGAATGCAACAGGAACCTTGCAGTAGTTCGTAGCCGCAACAATTGCACCATTGATCTTCCACACATCTACAGTAGTTCCAGCATTCGAATTATCAGCGACAATCAAATACCCATCAGTTCCATCTGTTGTCGAGTCTGCCCACTGTGTAATGAATGCATTGACAGCAACAGAAGAACTTGTATTGGATATGAAAATGTTGGTGACAGAAGCAATGGTTCCGTTGTTATATCTGTAAGTACCAGCACCGGGATCTGCATCTGTAATAGTGGTGGAGAAAGCATAGGTGAGTCCACCTTTGCTTCCTTGTGTTCCTAGAACACCCTGAATGCCTTGGATACCTTGAATACCAGTGGTTCCTTGGATACCCTGAATGCCTTGGATACCTTGTGTGCCGGTAGTACCTTGAATTCCAGTAGTTCCCTGTACACCTTGAATGCCTTGAATGCCCTGAGTACCAGTTGTTCCTTGGATTCCTGTGGTTCCCTGTACACCTTGGATACCTTGAATACCTTGTGCGCCTGTGGTACCTTGAATACCAGTCGTTCCTTGAATTCCAGTAGTTCCCTGAATACCCTGCCGACCCTGAACGCCTTGGATACCTTGGAGTCCTTGGATACCCTGAATGCCCTGTGTTCCAGTGATACCTTGAATACCTTGGATGCCGGTAGTACCTTGAACACCCTGTATACCTTGGATACCTTGTGTGCCGGTAGTACCTTGAATTCCAGTAGTTCCCTGTACACCTTGAATGCCTTGAATGCCCTGAGTACCAGTTGTTCCTTGGATGCCGGTGGTACCTTGAATACCCTGAATGCCTTGAGTACCGGTTACACCTTGGATGCCCTGAATACCCTGAATGCCCGTGGTACCCTGAATACCTTGAATTCCTTGGGTGCCAGTAGTACCTTGAATGCCAGTCGTTCCTTGAATACCCTGAATGCCTTGGATACCCTGAGTGCCGGTTGTTCCTTGGATGCCGGTTGTTCCTTGAACGCCTTGAACGCCTTGGATACCCTGCACACCAGCACCAGTTGCACCCTGAATACCGAGTACACCCTGTATACCCTGAATACCTTGGATACCCTGAATACCTTGCGGTCCTGCGACGGTACCTGCAATGACAAAGGATATGTTTGCGTTGCCCGTTGCGCCAGAATTGACGCTTACGAGAATGTCGGATGTGTTGACAAAGTTGATGCCGTTGGCATTGATGGTCGAGGCAGAGTTTGCCGAGACTAGGAGCGTAGACAAACCACCGGCACCACTGCCACCTTCGCTCTTCCACGAATAACCGTCCCATGTCCACACGGTTCCGTCAGGAGCCGTGTAGGTGGTGTCGGGTGCAGGAGAAGGAGGGAAATCTGCCATGATTTACTCTAAGGGATTTACCCTTTATTTATGATCACATATCGTGTTCAATGTAGGTGCTAATGTAATCCATTGCTACGAAAGACGCATTGGTGTTGTTACTTCTCCACTCTTGAATTGTGAGCATCGTGTTAGGCGCAGGCAGATTCGTCGTATCGTCTGTGATGATCTTGAAGAACGAGTTAGTAGCCGGTGCCAACATATCAATCACACCAACAGACACCGTAGTCGAGTTAGGTGCAGCAAAGATTGCCACATCCCACAAATTGACGTTACCGACGTTGCAATACAATCCTGTGTCGATGGTGATGGCTGTGGCTTGTGCCTTGTTGTAGACAATCCATAGCGTGTTCGATGTAGCAATCTGACACACACCAATTACGTTGGTCATTGCCGTAGGTGAGGTTGCATTAGCAATCTGTCCAATCGTGTTGGATAGACCGACAAACATGAGTGCCTTGTCCACTGCAACCGCGTCTGCAACAGCAAAGCGAGCGACAAAGTGGAATCCACCACCGCCTACAACGTTACCTCTCCACCACTGCGCGTTAGGATGACGAATAGCTACATTCGATCCGGCAGTCGCGGCAGAGACATAACCGATACGGCGAATACTCTGGAACAATGTTGCCGGTGATGCGATTCTGGAAGTAGCGGTTCCAGTAGCCGTAGGAGCGACCATACCGAGTGCAAGAGCAGTCGTGGTTGCGTTACCGACCCAACGCCACTGCGACCAACCATTTCTTCCCAAGAATGGTTGTAGTGCTGAATCCAAACCGGATGGACCCATGAATGCGGGCATCATTCGACCACCAACCGATTTTGCGAAAATCGCTACCGTATTTGCTGGTGGAAGTGGTGGATTGGTGTTAGACTTGAACACCTGAATCGAAGTGTTTGGTGAATTGGTTCCTATACCAATTTTCATCAGAGAAGTCGCAGCATTGAAGGTGAGGTTAGAGTTACCTACGAGTGTTCCGCCACTATTGTAGATGATTTGTTCATCTGTGCCGATGGCAGCGAGACTTCCACTCGTGCCTTGTACACCTTGAATACCCTGACTACCAGAACCAGTGATACCTTGGATACCCTGAATACCCTGAGTTCCTGTGCCAGTAATACCCTGAATGCCTTGGATACCCTGTGTACCGGCACCTGTAATACCTTGGATACCCTGAATACCTTGTGTACCAGTAATACCTTGGATACCTTGAATACCCTGAATACCTTGTGCGCCGGTTGTGCCTTGAATACCAGTGGTTCCCTGAATACCGGTAGTACCCTGAATGCCTTGGATACCTTGCGTACCGGCACCAGTAGTTCCCTGAATACCTTGGATACCTTGAGTACCCGCGCCTGTGATACCTTGGATGCCTTGCACACCTTGGATACCCTGAATACCTTGAGTACCAGTTGTTCCTTGAATACCAGTCGTGCCTTGCACACCTTGGATACCTTGGATACCTTGTGTTCCGGTACCAGTTGTTCCCTGAATACCAGTGGTTCCCTGTACACCCTGAATACCTTGAATACCTTGCGTACCGGTACCAGTTGTTCCCTGTACACCTTGGATGCCTTGAATACCTTGTGATCCGGTGATACCTTGAATGCCTTGAATGCCTTGAATACCAGTGGTTCCTTGTATACCCTGAATACCTTGCGTACCGGCACCAGTGATACCTTGGATGCCTTGAATACCTTGCGTACCGGCACCAGTCGTTCCTTGAATACCCTGAATACCTTGTGTTCCGGCACCAGTGATACCTTGAATACCCTGAATGCCTTGAATACCAGTGGTGCCTTGGATACCTTGAATACCCTGTGTTCCGGCTCCGGTGATACCTTGCACACCCTGAATGCCTTGGATGCCTTGTGCGCCAGTCGTTCCTTGAATACCCTGAATGCCTTGGATACCTTGATCGCCTGTTGCACCGGCTGCACCGCCGAGGTTCACATCCCATCTATTGAACGTACCAGCACCGGTTGCGGTTGCCGAGTTCATGACGAGGTTTCCATTTCCGCTGTAGTATGCGGTAACGGTTCCTTCCATCTTGTGTGTTGCGTCATTAGCCGCAACGACAGACTGACCAGCCGAATATGCTAGAGATAGACCGATATCAAACTGCTTTGTGCCTGTTCCGATAGCAACCGAAGTCGTGGATGTGGTTGCATACTTGTCACCACCAAATCCCTGAATACCTTGAGTACCTTGGATACCCTGTACGCCTTGGATGCCTTGAGTACCTTGCGATCCAGTGATACCTTGGATACCCTGAATTCCTTGTGCGCCTGTGATGCCTTGGATACCTTGGATACCTTGTGCGCCTGTGAGTCCCTGAATGCCTTGGATGCCTTGTGCGCCAGTGAGTCCCTGAATGCCTTGGATACCCTGTGCGCCTGTGATGCCTTGGATACCTTGGATGCCTTGCGTACCGGTACCAGTTGTTCCCTGTATACCTTGAATGCCCTGAGTTCCAGCACCAGTCGTTCCCTGAATACCTTGAATACCTTGAGTTCCGGCACCAGTGATGCCTTGGATACCTTGGATACCAGTCGTTCCTTGTATACCTTGGATGCCTTGTGTGCCAGCACCAGTGATACCTTGGATACCCTGAATGCCAGTGGCACCTTGGATACCCTGAATACCTTGAGTACCGGCACCTGTGATACCCTGAATGCCCTGAATGCCTTGAATACCAGTGGTGCCTTGGATACCCTGAACACCCTGCGTACCTGCACCGGTCGCACCTTGGATGCCTTGTGTGCCGGTAGTTCCTTGGATACCTTGCACACCCTGAGTACCTTGTGTTCCCTGTACTCCTTGGATACCCTGTGCGCCATCGCCACCGAGGAATCCGGCTGTACCTTGCACACCCTGAATACCTTGGATACCCTGCGAGCCATTACTTCCGACAAAGCCTGCCGTACCTTGCACACCTTGGATACCTTGCGGTCCACCTGTCTGTGCTTGATTGCGCCATTGTTCTGTTGCAAATTCATAGACAAGAACATCACCCGTATTTGGAGTGACTACATTGACGTTATGGAGGTCTTCAACGTCGCCTGCGGTTTTCGAATTGACGAAGATGATGCCTGCCGTTGCGTTAGACACCACACAACGACCGAGGAATACTGCCGGAATTGGAGACTGCGGTTTGACGTTTACGATTCTACCGGCTTGTGATGGAGACAACCAGAGTCGGTCGCCCACAGCAAACGTACTGGTATCCAAATCGTGAATTTCACCGAAGACTGTAACGAACGCATTCGAATACATCGGCATGTTTTCTGTGGCAACACCGATTGTCGAGAAACCATCCAGTGCTGTGTTTGCCTGTGCCAACGACACATTCATGAATCCGGCAGAAGTATTGGCACCATAGACGATGACCGCATCACCATTCCAGATATCTACACCAGAATCGTTGTGCGCCCGAATGTGGGTTTCCTGACCAACCTGTAGCGTGACGTTATTGCCACGAAGACCAATTCTCAACGTTCCCGCGTGAGGATCCCATTGAACAGAACCTTCATGGTCTGTCTCGATATTAGCCGAAGGGTCAATGTCTAGGTGATTGGTCTTGATGGATACGGCATAGAGTTCTTCTTCACCATAGTCTGCGGTACTCTTCCAATGTAGGTTGGGTGAAGTTGTGAATGGTCCACCAGAACTCTTGTACTGAATTTCACCTGTGTTGCCAGCCGCAATCGCACCCACGCCGGTAGCACCCTGTACACCCTGAACACCCTGAATACCCTGTGCGCCGTTTGCACCGGTTTGACCGGGTGCGCCGGTTCTGATACCAACGTTACCGATGGATGCGGTCTGGCTAACTTCTACCTTGCCAACCTGATTCTGTGGGCTAATCTCGACCTTCATTATCTGCTGACCTGTGGACTGATTGTAATAATCCCCTCAAGTACGCGAATGACTACGTTGCTGCTAGGAGAGTAGGTGGTCATCTTCAAGTCATAGAGATAGCGTCCTGCCTTGATGTTGGCAGTATTGGCTGAATCCATGGAAAGGGATATCTGCCCATTGGTATTAGGTGCGACGATAGAAACGGCAATCGTGTTAGCCGTATTGGAGTAATACGACTTGCGAACTTGACATGCGAACGTAGGCTCACCGTTGCCGGTGTTAGCCAGATTCATAGGAGTACCATCATCGTTCGTTAGGTCGATGGTGGCAAAAGTTGTTCCTTGGTCTATGTTGAGTTCTGCGTACATGCCAATATTCCTCTGAGGATCCACCCTATTTAGGGTTAGTAGACAAGCATTCCGTTAGCATAAAACTCCGATTCCAAGAAGGTGTAAACCGTATGTGGATAGTCGAGTTCTGTAATAGATACAATCTCATTCTCATCGTCATCAACGTCAATTACACGGTCGCCTACCTCTAGTTGCTGCGCCATACCCAAACTCTTGTAGACACCAACCGGGTTGATGGCTGCGTAACCCTTGTCCTTGACAAAGAGCGGATGGTCTTCGGATACGTTGAGGATTCTACCATCGAAGAAGGTGATCCTGTACATCTCACGGAATTGCCGAGTGATGACTTCTGTAACCACCTTGTCTCCGCTACGAGAACGGATGGAATCACCGACCTGAACCATGTAGATAGGCTTCGTGGAGAAGTCTGCCATGGTGATGAGAGTCTCTGGCGTAAAGCAACAGAGTGGACAGCCGCCACTACCGTGAGTACCGGGTGTAGAATCGGCTTCTCCGGTCAGGCGCACCGTACTGCTCGACAACACAACACTGTCTGAATTTCTACGGAATTCGATGGTTGCAAGAGCAAATTTAGTATTCGGTCCACCGGTAGGTGAAATCACATTCATAGACCATATTCTGTCTGCGTTCAGGTTCAACCATGAGTTATTTGCCTCACCCACCCATGCGATTGAGGTATTTCCACCGGTTATCTTCGTAACCCGAACATCGAAATAGGCTCCCAAAGTAGTGTCCGAAGGTTCAGAATCATGTCTCAACCATACATGTGCAGATGCAAGATTGGCATACGTGTGTCCAAAATATCCATTAGCTCCAACTATCAATTTGACGTTTGCATTGCACTGTCCACCATCTGTGGATATGCTGCTATAGAACATATAGGTCAAACTATTCGCCATACCCAAACTGTCGGCACCCCGAAAAGTGAGCAAACTCACCGGAGCGGTAGCAGATATTGCCCCCGAATATCCAAACGAATTTGTAGGCACACCATTTGCACCGGTTGTGAAGGATACTAATTGGTCTTTGTTAGGATCAATCGCATACCAATCAATGATTATCTGCCCATTAGCACCGGCTTTTCCAGTACCGGTTGAACCGCCGCCGCCACCACCGGGGATGGTACCAGCAACATCTATTGCGCCTCCTACACCACCACCATAAGCGACACCACCTGCATTACCACCTGTAGTGGAAACACCAGTATTTCCGTTTGCCGAACCGGTTTCGACTAACGATAATGCGTCATATTGTCCCACATCCCAATAAGAATAAGACAGTGAAACATTACCACCATTGCCAACAAAGGAAGTTTTTGAAGGTTTGTATGCTCCCTTGCCACCTGTCGCGTATATGTTTATGGTATTTGTGGCTGGACCGCTATAAATGCGCAACATAGACTGGTCGCCAGCCGATGCATTAGTGGATGAACCAGCACCACCTTTACCTACTATTATAGAAAATGCGTTGGAAGTACCACCAACTAATCCATAGAGTGTTTTCTTGAAGAATCCGGCACCACCACCGCCTTTATCTGCGCCGCCACCACCACCGCCCCATGTGCGTACATCACAACTAACTGCCGTTGCAGGAATGCTGATGTTTATTCTAAAATTAGATGAAGCACTGGCATCATAGGTATCTGTCTGAAACGGCGTCGTGCAGGCAGAATACGTATTCGCAACTTCCGCTAGTGAAACAGGTAGTGTGTTGGCAACTCCGCGACTCATGATTTACTTTCCTTCAAGAACTTTGATACGTGCGCTCAACTCTTTGATTGCTTCGATGAGAACAGGGACCAGACGATCATAGGAGACACGCTTATATCCATCGACTTCGTGAATCAGTTCTGGCAATTGTGCTTCGACTTCCTGTGCCAGAATACCGACTTGTGGTTTGTCATCATTGATACCCAATGATTTTGCAAGTGAATTCCACTTGTAGCGAACACCATTGATAGTGGAGAGAATATCCAATGGATTGTCGATGAATCCTAGAACATTCTTGAGGCGAGCATCCGATGCGGCTGCAAAGTCTGTGGCTGAAACAGTACCAGTCGATGCATTGAATGTGTAGGCTGTTGCCGATGTTCTGACCTTTGGTGTTTGGTTGGATCCGGCAGCGGCAACGCAAACTGGATATAGTGTCGCAGTCGATGTGTCGTTCGATGCATTGATAGCCGTCGAAGGACCGGTCGCACCTTGCGTTCCAAGAACACCCTGCGTACCTGTAGTACCCTGCGTTCCGTTGGTTCCAGTGATACCCTGAATACCTTGAATACCCTGTATACCCTGTGCGCCGTTGGTACCGTTCGTTCCCTGAATGCCTTGGATACCCTGCGAACCTGTGATACCTTGGATACCTTGAACACCTTGCGAACCAGTTGTTCCAGTGATACCTTGAATACCTTGGATACCCTGTGCGCCAGTAGTACCGGTCGTTCCCTGAATACCTTGGATACCCTGAGAGCCATTGGTTCCTGTGATACCTTGGATACCCTGTGAGCCAGCGGTTCCTGTGGTGCCTTGAATACCCTGAATACCCTGTGCGCCGTTGCTACCACTGATGCCCTGAATACCCTGTGTGCCAGTACCGGTGATACCCTGAATACCTTGGATACCCTGTGTGCCAGTACCGGTGATACCCTGAATACCTTGGATACCTTGCGCACCTTGCACACCCTGCCGACCTTGGATACCTTGGATACCTTGTGAGCCTGTGATACCTTGAATGCCTTGGATACCCTGCGCACCAGTGATGCCAGTTATACCCTGAATGCCTTGAATACCTTGCGGACCAATCAGTGCCGGGTTAGTGTTGTCAACCGCGAACGATACGTTTGCGTTACCATTGACACCAGCACCGACAGTGACGAGGACGGTTGATGTGTTGCTGAAGTTGATGCCGTTTG